TTTACTAGTTGAACAGCATCAAGGTGTTTAATCTTATCCAAAATTGCGATCATATAATTCCTCCTTTTTTGGACTTCGTAGTTCTATTTAAGTATCGAAAACAATAGTAATAATACTATATAAGTGACGCAAAGTCAAGGTAAGTATTGCCCAATGGCGAAAAACGCAGTTAAAACCCTACTTATTCTGGGATAAGTATGTAGTTAATGACACGTTTTGAGCCTGACTTTGGTAGATTTTGAGTCTGGGATCAGGATTGTTGTAGATATTTACACCTACCCCATTTAGGGCACGAGTGTTGAGAGTTTCGGCGACCGCGGCCCGAATTGAGTCTCCGGCCGCATCATTGGTTATAATATTGGCAAAAAACTGGTATCCTTCAACTTGTGTTTTGTCGCTGGCTGTTTGACCAATATTTTCAGCAAAACCCAAAAGACCCAATGTGGTACCCGATGTGAATACTACTCCGGCACGATTCAAGTTGGCCACTTCGACAGCAACACGATCCAACATTGTGTACCACCCGGTGTTACAAACGGATGTGGCATCGGCCAATGTACCGGTAGTTGGTAATGAACTCAGTGCAGAGTTTACTGTTGTAACATTTGAAGTTATGATAGAAAACGGCAACAACAAAAGTGGATTGGGTGGCGTTCCATCCCCGGCACCTTCACTGCTTTCAGGAATTTCTGACGCCAAATATGCATTGTAAGCATTGCTGTAATCAATGATGGCCCGGTCGAGACTGGCCAAGGATGTGGTAATGCCTGCCTGGTTAGCCAATGTGTTATAGTTAGAATTTATAACATAGAATTTATTGGTGTAAGGATCACCGGCACAGGCACCAAGATAATCAACCATTACAGGATTGCCCAGGGCTCCTGATCCGGTACCAAATGCATTGGTCAATGTGGTGACAGTACTGCCGTACAATATATTAGATGCAGAATTGGCTGTCAAATACGATAAAGTTGGAGTTTCTAAAGTTAGCAAAAATCTGCTCATTTCTGCCCAAGACCTAAATCTGGCCTGTCCAAGTTTTTTTCCAAGGTACTGACCAAGCTCTGTGAATGTGTATATTCCCAAGGCATTTAGTGCTGAGTATAAGTTGGCTGGCACTACCTTGTTAAGATCGAGATAATCTGCTAGAGTTAACAATTGACTGGCGTTGCCAGTACTGGTTGTTATTCCAGTTGCTGTAACTGCAGCGGCCAAATTGCCGCCGGTAACAGTTTTATAAATGTTCAGTACCACAGTAGGACTATTGCCAGTGACAGCTTCTGTTATTGTTGTTTCTTTGAGTGTTGGAAATTCTATTTCGCCCACAAACGAAGAAACAGTGGTCATTACTTCTTCTTGTATGGTGGTGGTTTTGACCGCTGGAACATCGGGCAGGTTGGTGATATCCAGGCCCACATTGGTCAATTGATCTGCCAGGGCATTCAGATAACCTAGATTTTGATTTAATATGTTTTGACCAAACACATAAGGATCACCGATTTGTGTAATGTTGTTGATATCATACATGGTTCCCCAATTGGCCACGACATTGGCCAATAAAACAGCATTGGTGCCAATACCATTGGTAACTAAATCTGTTGGACCAGCAAATCCCACTCCTGTTTGGGCATAGGTTGTATTTCTCAACATCGACATAGAACTTACTGTATCAAAAACCTGTTGGGCATAACCTTGACTACGCTGATATATGTTGGCAAATCCCGAATAGCCCGAATCAAAAGGCAATTGGGCCTGTTTTTTAACAATGCCGCTAACACCAGTGAGTGTACAGTTTTTGATCACGTTACCATTAAATGATGCGCCAAACACATTTCCCGTGGTGGTATAAATTTTTCCAAGATGTGATATAAAGCTGCCGGTTGCAATCACGGTATTGGCAGTCCAGGCAGTGATCGACGCACTACTGGTAGGAGTTACATTGCCTGGATATAGGTCTAATAAAAAATGACCAGACGTTATGGTACTGCCGATGGTATTTAATTGAGAGACAATGTTGGCAGTTTGACTGGGTGAAATACCCGAGTTGATGTAACAGTTGGCAAATGACGCTAAAGCCGAGTTGGTTTGATAGGCGGAGATATTGGCTAGTAGTGCCGGACTAGCACCAAGGCCTTGGCTGTTGATGATACTGCTGGTGGCATTTAACGCAATGGCTGTGGCCATGTCATGGACCTACATATACGTTGGGAATACCTTCGGTGACAAAATGTTGTCCACAAGTGCAAGGTGCACCTAACATGGCAACTGGTCGCCATTCTACTAGAATGTTGGGAATACCCTGTGCTATCACTGCAGCGGCACAGACTGGATTAAATCCAGGTGCTTTGGGATTGTAAGGATTGCCGTGTATAGTAATCAAAGATCCCACATAAGCCGTTGGCAAGCCAGCTGTACCAACTCTTACAGTCTGGGCTCCAAGTGCTATAACTCCCGGGGGTGGTGGAAATCCATTGACACTTGCAGGGATTCCACAGCTGGCTATTGGTACTGGCATTTAAGTTATGATCCCACCTTTGGTAACTGGCTGAATACCTGTGGTAGTTTGGATATAGTGTGCTTCTAACTTATCTACTACCGGACTATGCATGATTACATGAGTTTTGTTCAGCGTTATATTAGTATTTATATCCGCAGAAAACAGGCTTTGCATGAGTCCCAGACCCTGTGGGCTAGGCACCACTGTGCAGGGTCGACTTACTACAAATGCTGAGTCAGTTTCTTCTACCAATTTGGCAATGGTTTCGTCACCATTGACCAGCTTGAAACACACGATACTGCCGGCATTGTAACCTTTTTGAATTAACATTTTTATCCTTTGAGTTGTTGAAAAAACTCGTTGTCTTGTTTGCTTAGTCCTTGATATCCACCTTCTACTAACAGTTCGCCATCTCTATAAATCTGTGGTACTGTTCTGTGCCCTTGTCCAACAATAAAATTTCGTGCATCTTCATCTTCGTCAATGCGTATTTCTGTATAGTCAATGCCTTTTAGTTTCAACAGGGCCTTGGCCTTGTCGCAGAACGGGCAATGTGTTTTTGAATAAACTGTTATCATCATTTTTATTATCCTCTTATAGTATTTTATCGTTTTTTAGCTGGGCAATAAATTTATCAATCCAATACTTGTAACCTTCACTGTTGGGGTGGAATCCGTCGTCACTGAGTAAATCAAGTCGAGCACAAGTTTCAAACATGCCCAACTGATCTTCCAATATCCAGTTGGTAAAATCAATTTGATCAATTAATGTTTGTAAACTGGAAAATCTTTGAGTACCGTATTCACAGGTGTGTTGAGTCATTGTATTGGGGTCAGCAACAAACTGATTTAACATACAGGTATGATATGCAGGTATACCAAGGCTTTTTAGATAACCCTGTGTTTTTACAATTTCTAATATGCTGTTGTAGTATAACTGTTCGTGATCCACAAAGGTATGATAATTCTTAAACAACATGTTGGCAAAACTATGATCAAGATGATCCCATCCACCTGCTCCGCCGGTACAAACATAATACTTGTCAAATAGAAATTTTTGTTGAGCCCAGTTTTTAAATAATTCTTTATTGTCGGTACTTATGCACACATCATATCTTGACAGGCCGGTCCAAGACACGTAAACAACATCAAACTTTTCCCGAGCAGTGGCCATGACAACAGAGTCGGCAATGTACTTGTTGCCAACCCCAGACTGAGCCAAGTTAACAACCACAGGATCTGGTATGTGTTTTTTAATTAGGGGAGTTAAATCTTCAGCAAAACTACATCCACTAACCAAAACCTTCACAGGCTAAATCCTTTAAAGGTATTTTGGTCTACGTCTTGTTTTGTGCCACCAATCACATAAGTGGTAATTTCTGTTTCTTGTGGAGCAACCTGTACATCTGATCCGGCAATCCATTTCATAGTCCACGGCAGGGGATTACTTGCACCTGGCTTCATACCACAATCCAGACCCACTGCGGTCATACGTTTACAGGTCAACCAATCAATGTACTGCGCCAACAACACTTCATTGAGTCCAATCATACTTCCGTCTTTAAACAAGTACTTGGCCCAGGCTTTTTCTTGTGCGGCTGCTGCCAAGAACATTTGCTCACACTCGGCCTTGGTTTCCACTTTGAGTAAAGCATAGTCAGGATCATCTGTAGGCAATAATTTAAGAAGTGTTTGTGTACTACCCAAATGAATATTTTCATCGCGAGCGATAAGTTTGATAATCTTGGCATTGCCTTCCATTTTCTTAAGTTCAGCAAAGGCCCATGAGCAAGCAAAACTAACATAAAAACGAATTCCTTCTAGGGCATTTACGCTGTTAAGACACAACCATAATTTCTTTTTAAGTTGATAAGGATCAACTACAATTTGTTTTCCATTGACTGTATGAGTGCCGTAGCCTAACATACGGAACCAACCGCTGGCTTCAATTAGGTCATCGTAATATTTGCTGATGTCTGTGGCACAGGCAACAATTTCATCTAACTCCATCAGCTCATCAAAGATCACGCTGGGATCACTGTACACGTTACGAATGATGTGTGTATAGCTACGTGAATGAATAGTTTCGTTAAATGCCCAAGTCTCAATCCAGGTCTCTAGCTCGGGGATGGTGGCGAGAGGAAGGAATGCCAAATTAGGACTGCGTCCTTGCACAGAATCCAACAGGATCTGACGCTTTAGGTTTGATGTAAAGATATGCTTTTCAAAGTCTGTTAGATCTTTAAAGTCTTTTGCATCGTGCATGACATCAATCTCTTCTGGACGCCAAAAGAATCCCAACTGTTTATCTGTGAGTTTGTCAAACTGTCGATACTTCAGCACATCATAACGCTGTACAGCCGGTGTGCCATTGGTATCAAGAAAAGCCAATGATTTGGTATGATCTGTTTTTTTAATATTGAATACTGACATTATACTTCCTTTATTTTATCTTTTAATACTGAAACTATTCTTTGAGCAATTTTTTCTCTGCCCTGTAGATTTGGATGATCGTTACATGGACGAATATATTTTTCGACTGCTGGTCTTCCAGAGTTTAACCAATTATACAGGTTAGCTACTAAATTTTTAGATTCCGGAGCATACCACTCCGGGTCAAATTCTGACTGTACCACACACGTTTCTTTAGGGAGTACCCACACATGATGCGGAATGCTATTCCACAGTGAATATTGTTTATCGATTCTATTAGAATATGAAGTTTCAAATGTGCTAATAAACCAGGGTTGTATTTTGTGTTGCATACAATAACTGTACAATGTAAAACAGGTTGATGCAGAGATCCAAGAATCTTGATACTCATTGATACTTTTTTTATTAACATCTGATGATAAATGTATCATTGTATTATTGTCGTCGTAATAAAATCTACGAGCTGAAGACGTCAATGAAAAAATAGCATGGTCTCCTGCACCAGCACCGCTTTCTGTTAGCAACGGTATCATGCTCGGTTGGCTAGATCCTGGAATACTGAAGTTTTTGTATGGCACATTTAATAACTCGCTGACCATTGCAGGATAGCTAGCCAAAGGCTCACTGGGCACAATATTATTTTTTTGATACCAGGATTCTAGTTCGCCGACCTCGGCTGACCAACTATCTCCAAAAAAATATAACATGTACAGTAACCCTTAAATTACGCAACTATCACAGTCGGCATCGTCGCTGTTAGTGCCTTCGGGCAATGCAGCTAACTTGTCAACGTCAATTTCGCCTTGTCCATCATTGGTATTAAAATAATACAACTGTTTGGTGCCATATTTGTAGCACATGATCAAATGTTGTAGCATTTCACTCATTGGAATCTTTTCATCTGCATAAAAGCGAGGATTGTAACTGGTATTGACACTGATACCCTGATCAATGTACTTTTGCAGTACAGCACAAAGTTTCAAATATCCTTCTGGGCTACGTTGATCCCATAGCAATTCGTATTTGTTTTTTAGGCGACGATACTCGGGCACAACTTGTTTGAGTACGCCATCTTTGCTTTGTTTGATACTTACATAACTGCGTGGGGGCTCAATGCCATTGGTAGCATTGCTGATTTGTGCCGATGTTTCTGCCGGCATCAGTGCCATTAGGGTAGCATTACGCTGACCAGTGGCTTTGATTTGTTCACGTAGTTTTGCCCAAGGCATACGTTCTTGGTGCGGTACCAATTCATCAATCTCTGCTTTACGTGTGTCAATGGGAAGAATACCTCTAGCAGATTTTAAATCGTGTGTTCGTGTGCAGGCACCTTGTTCAGCGGCGAGATCAGCTGAGGCTTTTAAAAGATAGTAACTCCAGGCCTCAGCGTACTCGTCTACTAGTGTTAGTGCTTGTGGATCTGAATAACTTACATCGTTCTTTGCCAAGAAATAAGCAAAGTTGATAATACCTACTCCAAGCGGACGAAACTCTTCGGTAGCTATCTCTGCAGCTTTGACAGGATAATTCTGATAGCTCAATAGTGCATCTAATCCACGTACAGCCAGTTCACAAGGCTTCTGGAAGTCATGTGGGCTTTTTACATTGCCCCAATTGATTGCACTCAAGGTACATAGTGCAATCCTACCATCCTCGTCGTTGACATCCTTAAGTGGAACTGTTGGTAAATCAATTTCACAACAAAGGTTTGACATCTTAACGGGTGCTACTCTCTCATCGAATGGACTGTGCGTGTTGGCATGGTCCACGTTTTGCAAATAGATACGACCGGTATCTTTGCGTTCCTGCATAAAACGGGCAAACAAATCTGCGGCTTTGAACGTTTTTTTACGTAGTTTGGTATTGCGTTCAGCCCTTTCGTACAGCTCTTTGAAACGGTCCTGATCTGCAAAGAAAGCTTCGTACATTTCAGGTACGTCGTGGGGGCTAAAACAGGTAATATCGCCACCTTGAATCAGTCTTTCGTACATTAATTTGTTGAATTGAACACCATAATCCATGTGACGTACACGATTATCCTCTGTGCCCTTGTTGTTCTTCAATACAATAAGGTCTTCAATTTCATAATGCCACAATGGATAGTACAGAGTGGCTGCACCATTACGCACACCACCCTGGCTACAACTGCGTGTGGCACTTTGGAATAGTTTGTAGAATGGAACTACACCTGTGTGGTATGCATCACCCGATCGAATGGGACTACCCAGGGCACGGATGCGGCCTGCACCGATGCCGATGCCTGCTTTCTGTGAGACATACTTAACAATACTGCTAGTAGTAGCATTAATACTATCAAGACTGTCATCTGTTTCAATGAGTACACAGCTCGAAAATTGTTTTTGTGGAGTACGTACCCCAGCCATAACAGGGGTAGGAAGGCTGATATCGCCAAGGCTAATTGCATCATAATAATCCTTTACCCAACGTAGCCTTGTTTCTCGAGGATACGACTGGAATAGTGTGGCCGCAATAAGCATATAGGCCATTTGTGGTGTTTCAAAAATTTCTCGGGTTACACGGTTTTGTACCAGATACTTGCCACGGAACTGTTCCATAGCAACATAGGTAAAATTTTCATCACGTTCATGATGAATGTAGTTGTTTAGGGTCGTCCACTCATCTTCAGTGTAGGCTTCTAATAGGCCACGATCATAAAATCCTGTCGCCACGTTGCGTGTGACCTGTGTGTACAAGGACCATGGCGTATAGTCGTTATAAATTTGCTTGCGTAGATGATAGTTGATCAAACGACCAGCTACATATTGATAGTTCGGAGTTTCTTCTGAAATCAAATCAGCAGCACTTTTGATCAAGGTTTCTTGAATATCTGCTGTTTTAATACCGTTGTAAAACTGTATGTGACTTTTTATTTCTACTTCGCTGGCACTAACACCTGTGATGCCTTCGGTTGCCCAGAATACTACTTTGTGTAACTTTTCTAAATCGAGGTCTTCCATGTGACCTTCTCTTTTTGTTACTTGAATTGTTGTCATTGATGCCTCTTAGTAAGATTCTAATTGTAATTCTTTTTCATTGTACTGCCGTTTAATTTTTAACGTTTTATCAACTTGTTTGATATTTACTACCTCTCCGTCAATCATATTAAGGATATATTTTCCCTGATCAAAACAAGCTAAATTATACTCATATCCTGTTTTGGGATCATAGTATAATCTAAACTCAATGTCGGTTTGCATTCTATGACCAGTTAATGCTATAGTATAGACTATTCCCAAACATTTTGCAACATCGCAATAGACATTTTCCAAAATTAATGTCCACGGATCGGGCCAAGTGGTTGGTTGATCGAAATCCAGGTTGTAAGGGACAAAAGGTGCTCCAGCCCAAAACTCTGCAGTTTGGGCAAGTGCTTGATCCAATGGTAAAGACTCTATAGTCGCTCGAAAGTCACGCCAAGATCTCATCCGATCTTCAGCTTTAAGTTGAAACATTGTTTATATAAATTGTTTAATATTGTATTTTAAAGTGGATGTTGATCCAACGGTACAGGTCATTACACCGCCAAGATTGGCCCAGATGTTTGCACCAATGCTGACAGCAGGTTCACTGAACTCATCATCAAACGAACATACACCGCCACTGCGATTATATTTGATTGTACCAATTCTGTAATTTGTGCCGCTGGTGATTTCGTAATCAATTCGACCAGCACCATTGGCTAGTGTTGTAACGGCATTAGTTCCAGCAGACATTGGCACACGTACGGTGTCAAAATAATTGCTGCGTGTTATTACTCCACTAACTGCATCAGCAACGTTAATAGCACCAGTAGTGGCACCACGAAGAGTACTACTTGAAACTTCAATGTTTGAAGAAGAACCTGTGACACTTACATTATATGTGCCACCAACAAAGCCTACGCCGTCAAATGTCACGTTGGTTGCACTTACTAACAATGCAGCTGGCACACTAGTGGATGTTGTGACCAATCCCAAATCACGAATTGTAATATTACCCGGTAAGGTAGCTCCTACACCGTATGTTCCCCCGGTGATTTGAAACAAACTGTCACAAGTTTGTATGACTCCAACGTTGCTGGTAATGATGCTGTTGTTTTTTCCGTCACCAACTAAAGTACAGTTTGGTGGTATCACCAGATTGCTGGTAATTCTGTAGTTACCGGCCGGGAATCGAATTGTTCTGCGAATGGAATTGTATGTGGTACTTAACGAACTGATGTAAACTTGTCTAATGGCTCGATCAATGGCTGCTGTGTCGTTGGTAGTTCCGTCGCCCTTGGCTCCAAAGTCTCTAACACTTATAGTTTCGTCTAGGACATTCTGTAAAGTTCTAACAACTGGAGTTAATGCCGATGCACCGGTGACACTGGTATAACCAGCTTCTGTTCCTTTGAATGTGTAACTGGAAATTAATCCAATAAAATCAGTGTACTCGGTGAGAATTTCTGTTACACCTTCGGTAGGAGCTCCTTCTTCTAAGGTACCATTGCCGATGTATAATCTGCGTTCGTCAAGGCTCCAACCCAGTTCGGCACTGGCCAAATTGGGTAGGTCTTGTTGTAAGCCTCTGCGATGCTGAATTCTGCTGATTTGAACAATTGCCATTTACATTAATCCTGAAATATAATGTATTTAGTTTGCGAGATAATACTGCTCGACTCGTTTGTTCCATTCCACACAGTAGTGATCAAATTCTGCGCCTTCCAGCACAAATTCCTGATAAACAGGGGTGTCAAACACGCCGGGTTCTAGCTCTTTTGGTTGCTGACACATAAGTATTACACCTTTTTTGATGTCGGTTCCATACATGTTATTGTGGGCTTGTGCGTAGGCCGCCAATTGTACAAAATAATCGCCAATGTATTCACGCTTTTTGAGTTTGTTGGTTTGTTTGTAATCCATGATGGCAGGTGCATCGTTGTGTACACCCACGCTGTCTGTGGTGCCGGCATATAACCCACTATAATACACAGGCACTTCGACTCCCCACACTTCGTTGACTTGAGCGAAGCCTTCAAGAATAACTTGTGCAGCCATGAACCATGAAGGCTGTGCAAACGGATTACCGGGCAGTTCTTTCATTTCACCAGTTTTAACATAGTGCTCTAAGTAGCTGTGCATACGTGTTCCGCGATTGGCAGCTTCTGTGGTGATCTGTTGAGCACGTTGTTCGCCTACTGCCCGTTTCCAATTGGCCAAGGCCGCTTTGCTTTCTGCAGATTTGGTCTTGTCTAGGATTGTAGTGACACTGGGTACTTTGCTACCGTCAGGCAAACAGTAATGTCGCTTGCCGTTGATTGTTTCTCTATCACATGGTGTGTAATTGTATTTTTCTATCAGCATTATATTCTAAATGATTCGCCGCAACCGCAACGATCCTTTTCTGCGGTATTACGGAATTCAAATCCTTCGTTGAGTCCTTGTCGTACATAGTCTACTTCTAAATCTTTAAAATAAGGCAAATCTTTTTCAGATATATAAACACAAAATGTTTCAAATAATTTAGTGTATCCCGGGTCTAAGTCGGTGACTTTATCTAAATATTCCAGTGTGTAGGCCAAGCCGCTGCAACCTGTGGTACGCACACCTATGCGTATGCCTCGCCCTTGTCCACGACGCTTTAAATTTTCTTGTATTTTTTGTTGTGCAGATTCAGTTACTGCTATCATCTGGATGTTTTTTCTTATAATCTTCTATAGCCGCTTTGATTGCATCTTCGGCCAAGATCGAACAGTGGATCTTGACCGGCGGTAACGCGAGTTCTTCTGCAATCTGAGTATTTTTAATTTCCATTGCGGCATCAAGCGTTTTGCCTTTGACCCATTCCGTAACAAGACTTGAACTGGCAATCGCAGATCCACATCCGTACGTTTTGAACTTAGCGTCTTGAATAATCCCATTTTCAACCCTTATTTGAAGTTTCATCACATCGCCGCAGGCTGGAGCACCCACCATGCCAGTACCCACATTGACGTCACCGGCATCCATCTTGCCTACATTGCGTGGATTTTCATAATGATCAATTACTTTGTCTGAATATGCCATAGATACACTCCTTACGCTATTTTAACGTATTTAATTGGGTTTGTCAAATATTATTTCTTAGCGGCTCGTTTGGCCATACTGCTAACTACCTTGGCCGGATTGCCGGGTGCGGCTACTTCAGCACCAAGTGGGTCAGAGTTGTCAAGTTCAGATTCCGGTGGAGCCAAGTACACATACTTGACAGCACTATGGTCATCATCTTTGATGTCTTTGATTAAGGCCTTGACAGAATCATTATGCTGGTATGCTGCATCTAACGCTGCAAAATTAAATGCTTCGTTGCCAGGAATGTTTCTTACTTGATTGATGACTGTGTCAACTTTGACACGTGGGGTTACTGCGTTGCTTTGTTCGGCTTCATTGCGTAGCCATTCTAAGGCAGTGATCAAAGCAGAGTCACCACGTGTCTCTGCTTCATCTTCAATTACTTCGTCTACTAGTTCTATAGACTCTAGGATGATATCCCGAATACGCATTAACGACGCTCGCGGCCTAGTTCTTCTTCTCCGCCAACTGCTGCATCTGTGGCATCAAAACCGTCAGCTTCAGGAGCGGCACCTAGGTCAGCATCTAGATCACTGTCCATACCACCTTCAGGGGGAACGGCACCAGCAAGACCTTGATCAGCACCCAGGCCCATGTCCATTGGAGCAGCAACTTGCTCACCACTGAGTTGACGAACTGCTGTGTCTGAACTCTCACGTGCTGTGCTCAATGCTTGATACAGGTCTGCCAACATTGGGCTGATACCTGTTTTGAATGTTTCAGCTTGCTCACTGCCAATTTGATCACGGATTGTGTCAATCAGGGCAGGTACTTGTTCGTTTTGAATCTTAGAGATTTTCTCTAACATGTCTTGTACAGAGTCAACAATGTCTTTGGCGGCTAGAACAGCTTCGCTACGACCTAGTTCACTTTCAAACAAGCCTTGTTCAGAATTCATCCACTTGTCCAGTCCTTCTTTGACCAGCATAAGTTCCATATACTTAGAATTCTTTTCAGCGGTGTGTGCGCCAAATGATTTTTTAATTTGTGTGATGTTTTCACCAAGAGCTTTTGCTAAACGCTGTGCTTTAGCATAAGTTAAATTGTCATAATCAACTGAAAAACCAAAGCGGCTTTCCATGACTTTGTTAATCTTTTGTGGTGTTACTTCGGTTCGCATTTCAGAAAGTCTCATGATGTATTATTCCCATATCTTGTAGTATTTAGCCGTCTTGTGCATTTTTAATATTTTGTCCCGGGCAAGAGTTAGCCTGTTTTCTGCCACTTCTAACCTGGGCAATCTAGTATCAACTGTTACATAATCCCTACGTTGCCTGGCTTTTTCTATAGTATTACGCAAGGCCAACATGTCTGTATAATTTTTATTTATTTCTCTGTCCCAGAACAACAATTCATCTGCTTGATAATACTTGTTCTTGATAGTGTAAATCGTGTACAAGATTGCTGATATTTTGCTTTCAAATCTGTGTACAAATTCCCTGTTGTGATCCAGCACATCGCAGGTTCGATTGGGATTTACATTCAGGTGATACAGGCCTATGCGATACCCGTTGTTAACCGGGATACAAACAGGAGTTTTTTCTTCCGCATGTATTTTGCCCAGCTCACGCTCAGTCCACTGCTTGATATAGTCAGTGGCTGCATTGGTTAATTTGCGTATTTCGTGAGTTGGAGGTCTAACGGATTTTTTTCGTGTATGTGATTTGGCCATTTTCTTGACGGCGCAACAGGATGTCCTGTGTCGTTAATTGATTAGCAATTTCTTGCTCACGCTCATTCAGCGTGTTCTTGTTTATTTTAGATTCGTGTTGGAATCTGCCTAGCAAATCGGCTTGTTCGTTAGTAATGCCAATTTGTATGTTATTCAGTAATTCTACAATTTTCATTTGAGTATTAGATGTACAATCAATCCAAGCAGGGCTGTGAGTATTATACCAAACACACTGACACCAATGGTAATGATAGTTTTATTGCCTTCGCCACCTACTCGACCCAAGCTGTCTTTGATGTCCACAATATGGCTTTCTAGTTTGTCCATACGGTGATCTAAATTTTCTAATTTAAATTCCAAGTTAGAGTACCTTTCCGCACAAATTTCTACGTGTGCCTCAAGACTCTTCTTTTCAATTTCAGTGGTGGCCATCTATACTTCTCGCTTTCAGGTAGCGACGCTTTTTCTTGAGCCTGTATGTGCCTTAATCGTGAGCCTTAATGGTGCCGTAGCATCTAGTATATTTATTCGATTGTAACTTGTTTAATGTATATATTTTTAATGGTGCCATAGGGATAAAAGATGGGCAACATAAAACGGGCAGTTTCTTCTAGGCCAGTGACAATGGGCACTTGTTCAATATCTTGCAACAATCCTGCCAGGGGTGTTCCAGCAAGATCGTATACTCCTTCTCGTTCCACAGTCCAACTCCAGGTCCATATTTTTTGAGTGCCAGTGTAGAAGTCACCAAATTCAGCAACACCGATGTCTTCAAGGGTTGAAGTTATGGGTTCTTGTATGTTCTGC